AGACGGAAATTTTTGCGCAGCAGCCGTTGCGGTATTACTTGACGCGAACAGGCTCATATCAGGTATCTGATTCGCCCCTGTACCTACATTCCTTTTAGCCGCTTCTCCCAAACCAAGGTATGTGAGAATGTCAGCAATAGTATTTTTCCCAATAATGTCACGGCCAACAGAAGTTAAATCAGTCTGCGCTGCTGTATCATTTCCAGTGAAATATGGGAGTTTATTTGCACCTGTTGCGAGCCCAGCTAATGCCGACAGCGTGGCATCAAGCGCCTGGAAATCTTTCCCGAAAGCGGTCCCCATTTTGGATATAAACCCGTTCAGGTCTCCATCATCAAGCACATCCAGCCTGCTTTTGTTGGCGGTGTACTGCGCCAACGCTGCCGCGATAAAGCTGGCTTGCCGAATAGCTTTGTTGACCTGTGCGCTGGATGCTTTACCTGCCGTAAACCCTGAAAGCAGAGCCGGAAGTGCTTCCCAGTCAGCTTGTGAGGTGACGTTAGCGTTCGGATCAAGCGCGAAAGGTTTAAAGTTGTTTATTGCCATTAGAGTATTGTCCCCCATGCTCCAACATCGAACCCGCCGATGTATTCGTTATCCATATCAAACCCAAAGAATTTAGAGCCCTCGGATGGTGCTTCTACCGAAGGCGTTTCAACATCACCGGCCCATACGCCAGCTGCTTTAACGGTGAGATAGCCCTGTTTGATAGCGGCAATCAGTTCAAGAGACACATCAGAAATATCAGTCTCGGGGAATACCCAAACCGATATCGTCATGTCCTGGTTGTCGACAATTTGCATCCTCAGGCCTGAGCCTTCAGTCGCAGCGTCAAGGATGGGAGGCAGAGAGTCGTTCCGACCGTCCCAGTTGTTGATAGCGATTTTCGCTTTCAGAATGATGCGGTACGTCTCATCGCTTAGCGTCGTATAGCCAGAATCAGGATCATATGGCCCTTTCCAGATGCCCTGGTCATACCCAAGCCCGTCAGTGTCCCAGCTGAAATAAACTCCGCTAATTGGCTGGCTGACTATGCGACTGCGTCCGATCCACAGACCGAGGATGTCGAGCTGTACACCGACAGCAGTATCAATATCGAAGGCTGTTATAAGCCCTGACATAGTGCTGGACACATCAATCAGCGGGCGGGTGCTCAGATCTATATGGTCAAAAAAGAGTGGCTTGGTAGCGTGGTAGTTAGTGATCAGTTCGGTGTATTTGCTCATGAGGTCACCGTGATACTGATATTCGCGGTGCTACAGGACGCAGAAGCATCATAGGCAATATCAATGTTTGATGCCGATACGCTGCCAGACGACTTACCGATCAGCAGGTCGGTAATATCGTAATAGCGGGCATTCCCGCCGCTCACAACGCCGAGGTTTGCCGGGGAATAAATACGGCTCAGCAGAACGTCGTCGCCAATTGTTAGGCCATTTATATAATCGGCAACAGCCTGTTTAATCTGCTCGCCGATTTGAGAGGTATAGCCGGTAAAAACTTTCAGGGTAATGGCTACGAAAATTGGCACATCGGTAGAGCGCGAAAAACTGATGACGTGTGGATTACCGTAAGTATCCGGCACCGTGACAGAAGTTTTACCGTAAGTTGCGGTTCCCTGCCCTTTACTCCCCCGGATTGTTTGGGCTATCTCGGTAACATCCCCTCCATCGACGATGGCGGAAATAGAGTGTGGCGGCAGCCCGTTGCTGTCGGTTGCCCCAGTGTCGTTCTCATATAGTTTGTGACGTGTCACGCCAGCAACATTAGCGATAGCACCGTCGACACCTTCAAACGGTGTGATCGATGGTAGCGCGACGCTTTGCCCCTGCCGAATGCGCAGCTCTGCGTCGGTTTCGGCTGGTGAACCGACAGTAGCCGCAACTGGATTGGTTACCGACACCCAACCTCGGGTCGGGGTGTTGATAGTGGTAATAGTCCCGGCCAGCGCCGCAACCGAACCGCTATTCGCACATGTGGCCGTCACCAGCACAGTACCATCAACGCCGATCGCTACACTTGCGGGAAAATTCCAGATAATGCCGTTTTTATCCCGTGCGGAGCCATTCGTGATAGTCGTGCCTGCCGTACCGGTTAACAGAAGGTCAGCAGTAGAGTTTGTCGCTACTTTTCGCGTGATCCCGTTAATTTTCACATTGCTGCTAAGCGCTGCGGCCTGCGCTGTCGTCGGTGAAAAAGAGTTGTAGATCCCGATAGCGGTGTTGTTAGCGTCATGCACGGCAAGAGCCACCAGCGCGACCATCTGCCCGTCTTTGCTGTCTGGTTCGAGGTAGGCATCACTACCGTAAATCTGCCTGAAATAGCTGGTCAGTGTATCTAGGATTGTCTGGTAATCAGGCGCACTAATCCCCTGGGCGGTTACCGTTGCCGATAGCCCCAGCGTGTCGAGGTTCAAAGCCATTTATGCCTCGCTTGTTACAGTCGTCTGGCCGTAGATTGTGTCAATGGAGGAAGTGAAGGTGACGCGACGGCTGGTGCCGTCATAATTGGTATCGAAGGAAAGAATCGACAGAACGCCCGGTGTATCCTGTATGCGTTCGCGTATAGCCAGGATGTAGACATCTGATCGCTGCTTCCCAAGCACTGACTGAACATACGGCGTGCCTTCCGTCAGATCGAGAAACCACTGACCGCGCCACAGCTCGAAACGGGTTTTTACGGCCTGGGCGACACATTCCGGACTGTCGATAAGGAAAGTATCGTCACCCTGGCCGAAAGTGTAATCGCCTTCAGTATCTTCGCGACGGTATCGCATTATTGCGGCCCTCCGGTAGTTCCCCCGCCAGTCTGTACTCCGCCATGTTTATGCGTGGCGACACTGATACCAGAAGCTGTTACGTCATTCGTTACCATCACCGGCCCAAGCATCGTCGCAGTACCGCCGCTTTCGCCCATTCCCTGAGACAAGTTGCCATTAATCGTTACGTTGCCGTTCAGCGTGATAGTCGGGGATGTGATTGTCGTTCCACCTTCAGCCGTAGCTGTAAGCTGGCCCGGTGTTTTAATGGTGATGTTATGTCCTGCGGCGACTTCTACAAACGCCGCACCATCATCGGTTCGCAGCTGCGCGGCGCTGGTACTGATACCGCTGATTTTCCGTGCTTGCGACTGCGGGCCAACGATGGCGAACGCATCAGATAAGTCATGCTGGCGCGGGTCGACGGTCTCCTGAACGCCGCCGCTCTGCCACCAAAAATCGATGCAACGGTCAGCAAAAATCAGGAGGCACTCGTCGCCTTCTTTTACCGGAAAGGTCAGCGTGCAACCGCCGCCGCGCGGGAAGATGACCGGCACATCCACCAGCGGTTTTAATTCGGTGGATCCATCGCCAACAATACCGCGTAGCGCCACCTCTACTGTGCAGGTAACAGTCTCAGGATCGAACGACTGAATGATGCCGGGCATCGCTACGCGCATCTGGGTAGACACCGAATCGGCAATGGCCTGCGCGGTCTGCTGCTCACCGCCGATCTGTGATTGAGTTGGAATTGGCATAAAACCCCCATAAAAAAACCAGCCGAAGCTGGTTTGGTATCAATTATCTCTTAGTAACTAAGCTACATCAGTGTGAAGTAAGGCTTTTCCGCTGCAATGGCACACATTCACAAGGTGTATTAGGATATGTTTGCAACAAGTAAGCATTGAAAATCAATTTCAGCCATGAAGCCGCCATAGAGTGGACCTGCACCATCGCATTATTGACTACAGGAGTAACAAATGGGATTTAGATTTCGTAAAAGAATCCGGATTGCGCCCGGACTCGCGATCAACATTAGTAAAAGCGGAGTAAGCACTTCAATTGGTGGTAAAGGTTCCACCATTAACATCGGGAAAAAAGGCGTAAAGATGACAAATGGCCTTCCCGGCACGGGGCTGTCGCATACCACTAACCTTTACTCTCCCGGGAAATCGACAGAAAAAAAACAACTTACTCATAAGCAAAAAATAATTAGAAACATCCTGTTCGTAATTATTGTGTTTATAATAATTAAAGCTCAATATTTTTGACGCATGCCCGCCTATCTGGCGGGCTATTTTACTTTTCGGCAGTCGTATGTTGCATACTGACGCGGCGAATCCATGCTGGCTTGCAGCCACTGTGCGTTGAGAATGGCTTTGCCGTTTCGATTGATGTACTCAAGACCAACCCATCTTCCAGGCTGATCGGTAGCCATACGCCAATCCATCTTGATATTGTTATAATCGCCTTTGTTTTTCAGGAAGGTGATTTTTTGCATTTCTGGCTTTGCGCCATTGATTCTGGCTAAGCCATCATCTGCCCAATGGATTTTAAAATCACCACATTGCTGATCCGCAAAAGCGGTGCTGATATAAGCACCGCGAACACGGTAACAGTGCAAAGTAAATGTCTCACGGCCCCACCTCACTAATTCGTCGTCCCTTGCATTGCTTTCGGGCTATAAAGATCACGAGCGCCACGCGCAAAACACATCAAATCCATGTACCACGCCTGACCTCTGGTGTCGCCAGTATAGTCGATAGCTTTGACGATATAAACGCCATCCGTCGCAATGCTGGCAGCCTGTGACGTCGTGCCGGTCAGCACACGGTTGCCGTTCTCTTCTGTTTCGGTGATACGCCCGGGCGACTGTGCTATTTCGCTATTGCCGAGCGTGGCGCGGTACACCGAAGCCTGATCGAGCTGGATAAGACCATTAATACGGATGTTTGGGTTTATCAGGCATCGCACGTTTACTCCGCCACCCATCGTTTGTTGCGGCATACCGATCAGGCCAGTATTGGCATTCAACACAATGGCTTCGTGAATATATTTATCCTCCGGCACCATCTGGACCTGACCATCCACCAGTTGCCATGTCGCTTTGCACTGCGCAGCAATATTATCCATCACGTTGCGGCTGGATGAGTAAATCGCGCGGCCACGAGGAAACACGGTATCAGGAAAATCGCCGGTAATGCCCTGTGTCACGCCGAACGCGTTGAAATCCTGCATCGTCGCCCGGTGCAGATCCGCAACGGTATATCCAGCGGCAAGCGTGGTGATGGTGGTCGCATAGAGGAACGCTTCGTGATCACCAATGGCCTGAATCAACACCCAGGAATCCGTAATGTTGTCCTTCCCGGTGACGGTGAAGCGAATATCACCGTCAAAAATCAGGCCGTAGTTCTGACCGTTCACCTGCCCTATCTGGTCTGGTGAAATCTCCCGGGACACACCAACCTGGCTCGCATCAACATCCGGCGCTATACCGTCATACCCGGCAATGATGCGAATTTTGGCAAACTCCTGCCCAAGTATCTTGTTCGTGGTATCGGTCGAAAGGTTGTAAATTTTCACGTTCGCCACGCGCGGCCAGCGTGTGTCTGCCCACTCGATCTGGAACGTGACCTTAAAGTCAGACAGGGAAACGCCCTGCCCGTTCTGGTCCAACAGTTGCAGCTCAAAATGGCGCATCCAGTTAAGAGACATTTCTACTCCTGTACGAAAATGAGGTGGCTGTATGTGCCGAGGTTGGTTTTGGTGGGCTCGTCTGGTGCGCCCTTATCGGTCGCCACCACCAGCGCGCCATCAATGCCAAGCTGTGGATATTGTCGTAAAAGGTTTACGCCGGTCAGTAGAGGTACGCCAGAGAGAAGCGCGGCACCGCCGCTATCCATCACGTCCATAATCCAGCCAGCCGCATCACGCCAGATGATCCTGAGTGTATACGTGGTATTGCCCAGCAAAACTCGGAACTGCTGATTGTCAGGAGAAAGCGGTATTTCGTTAAACTGCATATCATCCCCCGAATGCTGATGTAACGCTTCCGCCCAGCTGGCTCAGCAAGGATTCGTTTGGCGGTGTAGTGGATTTCATCCCGGAATTCTGCACCGCCGATGTGCTGACGCCATCCTGCATATCTGATTTATCTGCAACGCTAACGCTCTGCGTCTGCGACATGATCACTTCACGCAGGGTAAGCGTGCAGTTCAGCACGTTCTCGCTGGTTTTATCCGTTGTCACCTCGATGGCTCGCACCAGCATATTGCTGTAAACCCGCTTTCCGGTCACTACATCGAACGGCACCCTAGAGGACTGGAGATCCAGTAGTTGCTGATAGGTCTCTTTCGGGCTAAGTCCGGCGCTGAGGCCGATTGACGATGTATCAATGAAGTCCAGCAACGAACCGCCACCTGCGAAGCCGCATTCCATCGTGACTTCGCTGGGGCGCTTATACGCATGATCGGCGATGAAACCCGACGCGCTATTCGTTGTTGGCTTCTCCACCGGGTGCTCAGTAATTTCGAGCGCATCAGAATGCTTTTCAGAAACAACCACGCTGGGGATTAATATTCCAATTCGCCGGGATTGCTGGCGAAAAATTGCTGATAAAATATCCATTATCTCGGTCCTGCGGGGAGTTGCTGGGTTAACTGTGAATTCACGCCCTTTTGACGGTCAACAGTCAAACGGGCAGCCTCGCGCGGATCGAAAACGCCGTGGATGTTAATATTCGTTTCCTGCTGAATCACCGGGGCGCTGGTGGGCATATTGCTCATTACTTTCGGAATGTAGTTGCGCGTTTCCTGCGGCATTAGCCCCATTCCATAACGCTTAACATTCCCGATCCCCCAGTTATATGATGCCAGTGCTTTGCTAAGGTCTCCGCCGTTCTGCCGCAACAGCTGGCTCAGGTACTTAGCGGCTGCCTGAGCTGACTTTTCCGGGTCGAATACATCATTCCCACGCAGGCCCATGTCGCGCGCCGTGCCATCCATAAACTGAAACAGACCTTTAGCGCCAGCGCCTGAAACGGCGAACTGATTACCGCCCGATTCCGTTATGGCCACGCTGCGCAATAACCCCTCCGGAAGCCGGTAGAGCTGTTCCAGGTTGGTAAACATCGGCTGCATCCATCCCAGCAGTTCAGAGCCTGCTTTGGTTGGCTGTGGCCGCTTAACTGACTGGCCGAGCTGCTCAGGCTCATCATCACCGAACCAGCCGCGCACCGTTCGGCCCACGCTGCGAGGATCGAATCCCCAGTGCTCTTTAATCCAGTCGGCGGTTCCGTTGGCGCTGTCTGTTACCATCGGCATCGCTGACGGATTTTCGCTGCCCTGATTAAGCATCTGTTTGCCGATGCTGGCGGCATCAGCCCAGCGGCCATCTTTAATGGCGTTGAGCAGGTCGGCGATCATGTTCAGCATCTTGCCGAACTCACCCATTTGCGAAATGAAGTTGCTAAAATCCCACTTTAGGGACCATGACTTGGGGTCAATACCGAGCAACTTAGCCAGCGCTTTTGTCAGGTCCGTAACAGTCTTTTTCAGGTCACCAATCATTTTGACGGCCTGATCAATTTCAGTCTTCCATTTCCCCCAGTCAATCAGGCTTTTGCCACCTTCTTTCCACGTCTGGTAATCATCCAAGAGCAGACCAAGTGCAATAATAAGCGTCGTTATCATGCCCAAGGGTGATGACATGAAAGCGGTATTTAGCAGCCGCCATGCAACCAACAGCCCACTGAACAATGCGATAAGCTGCTGCGTGGCTGGGTTCAGCTTTTTGAACCAGGCGATCACACCCTCAACAGCTTGCCCAGTTCGCCATAACACGCGGGTAATCGCGTCACCTGCCCAGAGAATTCCTTTGATGATCTTCGTGATGACCGCTTCAATCTTCGGCCAGTTGTCGAGTATCTGCCTGCGGAAGTTATCAATACTGCCAGCAAGGCCACCAGCTAGGTTAGAGCCAATCTTGTCTTTCGCCTGTCCAAGCGTCATCGTCAGATTACGCATGGAGGTCATGAAAATATTGGACTGTTTAGCCGCTGACTCAGCATTAAAACCAATACGCTTTGCCGTCAACGCGTACTCAGAACTGAGCTGCCCCATCCCTCTGCGCATCGCCATCAGCGTGTTTTCATCGATGCCGAGCATCTGCGCGTATTGCTTCGCGCGGTAATACGGCATGTTGTTGAGCTTTTGGCCAACGCCAGTAAAGATGGCAGCAGTATCACGCATCTTTCCGCTGGCATCGCGGGTCTGGACACCAAGACGGTTCAGGAACCCTTCCGCCCCCGGATTGCTACGCATGAAGCCAGCCAACCCTTCGAGGGAGGACATAGCCGACTCGGCGCTGGCACCGGTTTGCGATGCGGCGTATCCCAGCGCTTTGATGCCCTGGACACTGGCCCCCGTCCGCTGGGATGCCCAGTAAATTTTATCCAGACCGTTCGCGATCTGAGTGGTAAATCCGACAATGCTCAGCGCTGCGCCTTTCACCACCGCGCCGACCTTCAGAACGTTCGCGGTAACGCCTTTCAGCACGGCTTCAAACTTATTAGCGCCAGCCTGATCGATATCGAATCCCAGCGAAACAAGGAAATCTTTAATCGTATCTGCGTTACCGCTCATTGGCCGCTCTCCATTTATCTACCCGGGCGTCGTTATCCTCGCGCATGTCGAGGTAGTCATTGAGAAGCGCGATGCGGCAAAGATCTACCGCACCGCTGTTAAGGTCTTTCTGGTCAATATGGAAGGCAAGCGCCGGGCGAAGAATAAAATCTTCACCGCCCGGCAGGCTGTTGAAGGTTATTCCGCTAGCGGGGTGGGCGTCTCGCTGGTAGGGAGTCCTTGCAAAAAATTTCCCAGCGAGTCGGCGACCACCCGCGCCACCAGTTGCAGCATGGTAAGCAGGTCGATATCGTCAAACGCCATTTCGCCATGCTGGCAGACCGGCACCCAGCCTTTCATGTGCTCGCGTGAAACAACGGAAAGACAGGGGAACAGGATAGCGTCCACGTCGCCATCACTCAGATCGGACACAGCATTGGCAATCTTTGGCAGGATAGTAGCCATCGCGCCTTCGGTGTCTTTGCTGCTGATCTTCTCCTGAACGCTCCGGAAGTCCGAAACCATCCCGGCCAGAACCGGCAACAGCTTGCGGGACACCTTCAGCTGTTCGAAAACGCTGAGCTTTGCGGTGCGATATTTCACGCCTTTAATTTCGAATTCCATGCGTTAAAACTCCCCGAGAAGCTGGTCAATCTTGCCGCAGTCGAATACCCAGGCGACGGTTCCGCCCTCTTTAGCGTTATTGAAATCAGGCTGTTTCTGGAATGCACACGAACGCGCAGTAGAAATATCACCCGATGCCGTGTTGCGAATGACGATCACGTTATTGCCCCAGGTGGCAGAGGACTGGCTTTGCGCGTTATACGCCAGAGACAGCTTTTTATTCACCGGGGAGGTTTTGAGTAGCGTCACCGTAATGGTGCCTGACTTATCGGCGTGCAGGCTGTGCATCACCTCGCCATCGGCACCGATAGTCATGGTGTTTTTGTTGCCGCCCATGGTCTGGGTGATACCTTCCTCAGAGTTCGCAGAACCCTGACCAAGATCGATAACGCCGGTCGGCCCGGTGAGCGACGCGGTTACATCGAGAAAAGAATAAGTTGCCATTTATCGCTCCTTAGCGAACCACGTTGATCTGCACATCGGCATAATGAACTGCGCCAGCCAGCTTACAGGCCACCTGGATTAACGGTGCTTTGCGCGCTTCACGGTCGGCCTGCGCCTGTTCGGACAGCGGTTGCGCATACACGTAATAGCCTTTGGTCAGCGTATCGCCGGAATTCAGCTGTCCGATAGGGCCACCATTCCACACGCCAGCAGCTACCAGACCGTTCGTGACGGACTGATCCATGGACTGTTCAACGTTGGAAAGCAGACGGGTCACACCGGCATCAGTCTGCGGAATTTTGGTGGTGCTGGTGTAAAGCAGGTTATAGAGGTTGGTCTGAACGTAGTTCTGCAACCAGTCGAGCCCGTGGCGCTCGTCGAAGAAGTCACCGTTCGCCATGACACCCTGTTGCAGGATCGCCGTGTCGTTGGCGTAGTACACGAATACATTGCAGTTTTTTGCATCAAGTGCCGATGCCTGGCTGACTGTCAGTGTTTCATACCCGACACCCGGCTCCTGCTTAAACTTGAGCGTAATCGCGGTATTACTGCCATTGAAATTAACCGTGAATGCCCGGCCAAATGCAGATAACGCAGCGTATTTATTACCCGATGAATATTGAATAAAACTGCGTGAATATCCGGCGGTTTTCAGTTTTGATGCCAAATCATCGCTGGATGCAGTCTGCAGGCATTTCTCATCGCTTGTCGTAATCGCCAGAATACGGCTTACAGAAGAGGATTCGATCGCCGCAGCCACTTTCAGCCAGTCTGCATCCGGAATATCTTCATCGTCTGCAATCCCCAGCCCATACCATGAAGTATAATCGAGCATGGCATTCACAGCCTGCTCCAGCGTCTCAGGCGTGGCCTGTTCGCTGTCTCCCTTCGTTTTCACCCAACGACCAACAAAAACCTCCTGAGGTTTCGGTGATTGTGAGAAAAACACCTGCGCAGCCTTATATTCTGGTGATTCCACGCCAAAATCTTTTCCAATATCTTCCGCGGCAGAATAACGGCGAATGCGCTCACTTACCGGAATGATTGTGGACGGGCCGAGAATGAGTAATGCACCAAAATTTCGCCCTGATGCTGCACGCGGCGACATGATCACATCAACATTAACAACGTTTGATACAGGCAAGCCCTGTGCCATAGCTTAATCTCCGAAAAAGATGACTGGTGCTTCCACCAGCGATTTAATACCGTACTCGCGCACAACCTTCCGGCGCAGACGCACCGTCATATCGTAGCGGCGGACCCATTGCTGATTAATAAGTTCAGGGAAGAGACCTGTGTAATCGCCAAGAGACAGCCCCAGCGCATTCAGTGCTGCGTTGTTCTGCGGTACAGATATACCGTCACGAAACCGGGACGCATACACCATCCCCGCCGGACCATAAAACGAAGCCATACACTCAATCGTTTCATGCCGCCAGAGCTGAGAGCCATCATCGGTCTGTCTGGTGAATGCCGGACTGTCATCACCTGACCATCCGATAACCCCAAACGCACACCAGTTCGTTTCAACCGGTAGCAGTGGCGGCTGCTCTTTCTGCCAGCGCGGGCGAACCATCCCGGCAGACAGACCGGAAACGTTACGCATCCACTGGCTTAACAGCCTGTCGAGCGCTTCGTCATAATCCGGATCGCCACTGGTTGGTATTAACCATCCGCGCTCTGTACTGGTGTTATTGCTCAACCGGAGTTCCCCCATCAAACGGCATCAACTCACAATGCGCCTGAACGAATCCGGCCCCATAAGCTGTATACGGGTCGACGAAGGTCACACGATAATCACGGCCCTGATACGTCACGATATCGGCATCACGGCCAGTCTGTCCCTGCGTCAGTCGCTCAGTCGTCACAATCAGAATTGCACCGCTGATTACCTGCCCTGCCTGCATACGGCGGTTTTCCAGAGAGCGATCAACAGTTACGACTCCGGCAAACTGCTTTTTAACTTCACTGTCGCTGCCGATCCCGTCCTCATCCACCGTTTGCACTCGGCGTGTTACCCACAAATTGAAGTCGCAAAAATCGGGGTCAAAAAGCACATCTGTTACATCAAGAGTCGGCATCTTTATCCCTCACAACATGGGTAATAGCTCTGCGATATTGCCCGGTGTCAATTAATGGTTTCGCCAGATCGGTTCCGGGAGATTCGCCAGCAACACGCCGAGCAAGTTCCAGTGTTGCCCCCTTGCGCCCCCGACGAGCCCGGGCTTCAACGGTGCTATCAGCAAGCGGTGTAAAGCCGGTAATGGTCATGTAACGCCTGACGCCATTCGCGGCCAGCGTTCCGGCGCGGTTAAGCGCTCTTTCCGCACCCGCCGCATTTCCATCAAGCGCAGCCTGCGCCGCTGCTTTGAGCTGCGGCACCGTCTGTTCCTCTACGGATTTAACGCCGGGGATCAGGTGCGGGCGTGGGGGTATGTTTTGCGCTGGTGAGCCGTATTCGTTGACGTAACCGATCCCGGCATTACCAAACGGAACATCCTCACGCTCGCTGTCTTCTTCCGGGATGCCCACCAGCACATCCTTTTTGGTTAGCGACCGGAGCGCATCCAGAATGGCCTGAGCGTTATCAACCCTCGTTGTTACACCACTTTTGAAACTCATAGCTGGCGACCGCCCGCACCGAACATCGTGATCAGCTGATAAAATTCAGCGCCATATCGGGTGTTATTCCAGAAGCCTGCGTCAGGGTTTAGCGTCGCGCTGGTGTCATAGCTGACGCTTACCTTGTCAACGGACTTGGAGGACTGAACACCATTGGTTGAACCGCCCGGGCCGCCAACCAGCATTGCCCGACTATCTGCCGCCCATAGCGTCATGTAGTGAGCCACGAACAACCCGGCAAAGTACGGAAACAAATCTTTGCCGGTGACGTTTTCGCTCAGCAGTTCATCGGCCAGATTCAGACGAAACTGGATTTGCGCTTCGGGATATTTGGCAGGGTCAGCAAACTGCGGGAAGTCGCGGCGAAAATCACTTACCGCTGGCAGGCTTTGATTCTTTGGCATTTTTTACCTCGTTACGCGCGTCTGTGGCTTTGCCAACGGATACTTCCGCGTGCGCACGAGTGAACCAGTGCGTGGCAACGTCTTCCTCCACTGCATGACGGCCTTTAACAAACTCGCGCCGCGAACCGTCGGGAAGCGTGAGCACAAACGGGGTATGTACGTGTATTACTGCATTATTTTTTGCCATCGGGTCATCCTTAATGGCCCCGCCAGGGGGGCCATGTGGCTGTTAAATGCCATCAACGTACGAAATGGTTTCTTTGTACACTGGCTCAACCGCACCCAGCTTGCCGTAGTAGGTCGCAATCTGATACAGACCGCGATACTGGATAGGAACGCTCTGCAACGGCACCAGCGGATAGCGGACGTATTTTTTATCGTTGGTGTACGCAACCATGCGATCCTTATTCCCCACACCACGGCCTTTCAGCCATTTAACCGCGCGGATATTCAGCGGAACACCGTTCTGGTGATAGCTGATGGTGTTGGTCTGAAGGTACGTCAACAGGGACTGGTTACCCGCAGATGAAACGATGATGCTGGACAACAGAGCAAACTGCTCTGGCGGGATCAGCAAATCACGCGGAACCACAGAGTAACCGGAAGCGGCCCACGCATCAGACAGCACCTGGTTAATGCTTGCGCGGATTTCGTCCGGTGTTGAGATTGCCCACGTTTTGGCAGCGTTGTTGACAGGCACGCCGTCCAGGGTAACAAGGCCTTTCAGGTTTAATGCGGAATCGCCAACATACACCTGCTCGTCGTTGTCCATCTGCCATTTGAGCTGCATCCCGTCGTACTTCTGGGTGTCAATCGGGCGACCTACCTGCTGAGCTGCTGCCAGCTCTACAACGGTCCAGCCCAGTTCCATGCCCCAGAGATTCAGCGGGTTACCGGATTTGCCGATATCCACGTTTACGCCAGCAATAGCGGTTGAGTCTTTGCCTACCCAGTTTTTGCCATTCGGATTTGCACCAGTACCCGCAGCGGCGAAGCTGGTATTCGTCCAGCTGGAAATGTCATCTGCGATAGAGACATCTTCACGCAACTGAATATCGCGGGTCCAGGTGTACCCCGCCAGTGGCAGGTTCAGAGTCTGGTCGAGTCGCTCCAGCTCTCCGATGAGAAAGGCACCAGAGCTGTCAACGGTTGCCTGATCAAAAGTAATCATTCGTCTGTTCCTTAAATCTTCCAGGAAATTTCTGCATTGCCGTTAGCATCACCGGCACCTGTGAATTCAGCGTTGGTCAGCACCACATTTTTGCCACTGACTGACGTGGACATGAATCCACCCAGCGGCACTTTGATGGATTCATCAGTGGAGACGACAACGTATACCGGGTCGCCTTTTTTGATGGTGCTGGCATCAAAATCAGAACCGAGATTAACGGTCACGTAGCCACGCTTCATGGCGTCGCCCGGGAAGTTCTTGCCTGTTCCCACCTGGCGAACCATGTCCGGCTGCGAAGTGGTCGGATAAGGGCGCACGTAGATCCCCTTCACCTTGTCTGCGGTATCGCCATCTGCCAGCGGCACGAAAAAACCGTCAGCATCGTATTTACCAGCCAGCCCATAGGCAGCAAAGGCGTTATCGGATTTAAGGACCACCGGTTCGACGGTTAAGTCCTGCGGGCGAGAGATAGCCCCGGCAATGCCAACAGGCATCCGGTACAGATATGCAGTCATTGGATTATCCTTTGCGGTTAGACCAGAATTCAGCGTTTTGTTTGTTCAGGGAAGCGATGCTGGTCATGCCCATGTTTGGACGTTGTGCATCGCCCGTGGTGCTGCGGGTGTTTCGCCCTTTGGCAATCTCAGACACAGCGTTAAACGCCATATCGACCGATTGCTTAGGCAATTTGCGGATATCCGCATCACCGACAACCTGGCGAACCAGCGTTTTGTCAGCAGAAGCCAGAACCTCGCGTTTGAACACGGTCGGTTTCATCTTACGGCTCAGATCGATACCCGGAACGATAACTTCGGCACGCCAGGCTGAGTCACCAGTAATCGTGGTTTCCTCTTCATCGTCCT